AATCGGTCATTTTTATCAGGAGGCGTAGTGCCACGAAGTGCACCTGTCTTTGCCATTTGACCAAGAGTGGTCTTCATGGTTGCACTGGCAACCTTCTTTGCTTTACGACGGTCATTCCATGAAATCATAATTATTCTCCTTGCGGTCTGTTAGCATCACGACGCTTTTGGCGGTCTTCCGAGGCTGACTTGATAATGGAAAGTCTACTCTTTAGGGCAGTGTCTACTGCTGCTAAACCCGCAGTACTTTTTTCTGAAGGGTTGTGGACTAACTCTTTTGCCATGCCTAAAATGCCGTGAATGTGTGGGCTCATTTGCCCTAAAGTGGCATGAACCATGTTGAACTCTTCGTGATGCTTGTGATAATCAGAGGTGCCGTGGGTTTCGCTCATACGTCCTAGTAAAACCTGGGCATGAGAGGTCAACGCTTTAATTTGAGGGTAAGTCCCTGCTGCTGCACCTTGGGTAATGGCACGTGGTCCACGACCAACAACTCCAGGAGTTCCTGGTACTGCTGTGCTTTTCTTTGGGGCTTCTGGCCCAACTGTAGGAAGAACCGTAGTGCGGGCTGCTTTAACATCTTCTTTAGTAACACGGCGAAGTTTTCCGTCTTCACCTTTTTGAATTGTTCCTGCACGAGGTGTAACAATTTTTCCTGTTTTTTTATCTAAAGGTTTTCCTGAACGAGTTGTTTTTCTAGGACTCATGCCATTCTGTCCTTTAATCTTTTAGCGTTACGAGAAGCAAAACATTGAGGACACATACCCTTACTGTACATAGCAGAAACAGGGTCCATAATTAAACCGCAGCCAGAGCATGGGTGAGAACCGTTGTATCTCATTGCATTATCTACAACAGTTTTTGCTTGCATATCTAGTGTGTAACTGCCGCCTTCAATATCCATTAATTGGCTCCTAAATCGTTACGTGATGAACCTGAGTATCCGCCTACGCCACCTGAGAACCAACTAACTCTTGGCTCTACATAGTTACGGTCAATAGAAACTATGTCATCAATACCAAACATTTTACGGTTATATCCGTACTTTTCTGGGAATAACCTAATTTGAGGCAAAGGTGGACGCACCATTTGCTGAATATCTGCTCCAGGAATGTTCATAACCATAAGTGCTTGGGACGTTAGTCTCTCCATGTTGCTTGACCATGGTCCGTTATATTGATAACGCTTTGCTACCTGGTCTGGTTGAAACGGAGGACGCTTGTTCCACGGTTTGGTATGGTCATAACGACCGTCTGGTTTTTGAGTCACGTTATCTCCAGTTTGGACGCATATTGACTAGACGTGAGTTGTCTTTCTTTGCGTAAATTACGCCAGGTTCATCAGCACGTAGATTTGCTTTACCGTCGTTTACTAGATGTGGAGCAGGAGTTAGTTCAACTTCTGGTCTGTTTCTTTCTGAAAGGTATACAACCACACCTCTAGAGGCATCTATTTGTGACTTCATTTGTCGTGTGATTCCACGGGTGGGTTGTAATTCTGAAGGCCAGTAGTACATTGAAGGCTCAATACGTTCGCCTTTGTGTACACCACGCTGGTACGCTTTTTTATTAACGTTATTTTTAATCGAGTCTAACAAACGGTCATCACGACGACGAGTTGTTAGAGTTCCAAGGTATCCGTCTGGGTATTCTGCAGAAGGAACACGACCAACACCTAGGCGTTGAAAATCTAAGTTAGAACGAACGGAAGGTCCGCCGTAGTCTCCTTGGTTGTTGTAACCGCTGAGACCACCAGCACCTATTGATTGCCAGTCTTGATTAGGAGTTAAATTAGCCATTAGGTTTGCTTCTTATTTGGGTCGTACTTTTTATTTTTAATTTCGCCCTTTTTCATACTGAACAATGCCATCTCATTACGAGATTCCATTGTCTTTTTGGCTTCTCCTAAATCTGTATATCCACGAGATGCATCAATATAGACACCTTCTTTTGGATTATCTTGGTTTATCCAAGACCCCATGTTTACAGACTTTTGTCCGCCTGTTGCTTTTTGAATTCTCATACGATGCTGTAGTGCTTGCAGTGGAGTGACCCCAGGAGAAGACTTCCCCTTATCAATCATCTTTGTTTTAATACGCTTGCCTTTAACGTCTTTCTCTCCACCAACAAAATGTAAATCGTCTTTAGGAGTGGCGATGTTTCCAGTATTTACGTCCATAGACGCTCCGCCTTTTGTAGCAGTAGCGTGGGAGAACAACACAGCACTCAGAACTGGGTGGGTGGTGTTACTAGGCTTAAGTGCCTCAGAAATACGCTCTTGAGTCAGAGCACGAAAGGCTTCACGCTTTTTTGACATAGGTAAATGATGGGCTGATTCTGCTAGGATGTCAGCATGAACCAGCCCACCGTTACCATAAATGGAGTTTTAGGCAATCCGTTGCAATTTATATCCTATTGCCATGACTGCAATAAAGAGTTTGGAAACCCTGGTTTTATGGAAGATGCTAAGCGTGAGAAGTACCGTCATTTAGATTGGCATAAAATTCAACACCTTGATACAGAGCAGCACCTTCAATAATATGCACAAGTTCAACTGAGAAACGACCTGTTTCTTCGTTGTACCAAACAACTGCAATTCCTTGCTGCCAATTCTCCCAATGTTTTCCAGGTTTACCATCAGCACTAACTCCTGAGTTAACAGATGGCACTGCACCGTCTACACGGCACAAACATCCTGGTGATACAGCAACGCTACGAATTGGACCATTTTGGTCGTAAGTAGTTCTGTATTGAAGTTCTTGACGATGGATGTGACCAAAAATAGTGGAAAGGTGTGGAGTGTCATTTGTGTACGCTGCAGCAGTTGAACCGTTGCTTCGAACCTTTGTTCCGTGCATTGCACGTAGATACTTACCCAACCAAATTTGAGAATCAAGAGACGGGTACTTGTCATAGAACTCTACGTTTAGTTCTTTTAGACACAGTAGGTTCTGAACACTAAGTACTGGGTCTCCGTCAATATCGTCTGCCTTTTTTAATCCGTAAGATGCTTTGCCATTACGAAATGCGTACAGGCTTAGACGGTCATCGTGGTTACCCTCTAAAAGTGCAATACGGGCATCTGGAGCAATAGCCCTTTGTTTTGCTAAAAACTCATACCCATAGTTAATTGCTAGTTGTGTTGTGTTAGCAAAAGAAGGCTCTTGTGCAAATCGTGAGTGTTCTGGAAGGTCTAGGTAATCTCCTAAATTGATGATGTCATCAACCCCATACTTTTCCTGAACAAAAGCAGTAATTTGAAGGGCAACATCAATTGCTGCTAAATCGTGGAATGGGTCCAAAGTTCCATCTTCATAACGACGATAACCAATTTGTGGGTCAGGAAGAATGACTGCACACTTTAGTTTTGTTTGTGACTTATCGTGACGAGTTGGAACCCAATTTAGTTTTACCTCTACTGGGTCGGCTTGACGTAAAGGCTCGTAGCCTTCCCAAGCAGGGTGAATTACATACTTGTAACCTTCAAGGTCATGAACTGTTGCGTTACCTTCTTCATCTTTAGTAACCGTTTGATAAGTAGAAACACTTACCTTAGATATTCGACCCATGTCATTTGGGTCAAATCCTTGCTTTTCTAATAGTTCTTTAACCTTATTTTGCGTAACGATGTCCGCAACTTCTTGTTGAAATTCGTCACTTAGCGACATGCACAATTCCCCTTTAGGTGGTTACGGATAGTGTCACGACTGATATTTGTCATGGTTTGAAACTTTAAACCGATTTTTGCATAGTTTGGTTTAACAACATCGTCATGATTTGCCTTTAGCCAAACAGCAACTTGTGAACGATGTTCAGGAGAAAGAAACTCTAACCAATCACCAAAACGGCAACGCTTTTTCTCTGGGACATCAAATGGAGTAGTAAAGAACGCATCAAATTGTTCTTCTGTAGGATATTCAAACTTAGACACGGGTAGCCCTTCGTAGAGAATTCATTTACTAAATAGTACACGAAATTCTCTACGAAACGGCTACGACACGCAAATCTTTATTCTCTAAATGCTTTGGAAGAACCGCCGTCATCCCACTTGTAAAACGAACCAGAGGTTTGCTTTGATAGTGGTTGCGGTGTTCCATAAGGGTTGGAGTCATTACTCCACGCTGTACGAGCAGACGCTGTAGACAGGTTGGTAGAACCTAACGGCTTAGGAGAAGAGACTCCTTGATAGCGGTACGGTTGCATACCTCCGCTTTGTGCAGACGATAATGCATTGCTGCTCATGGCTTATGCCAATGAGTCAGAAGCACCTGAGTTCATGTTCGAACGTGAACCCATTGCGCTTGGAACAGTACGAGCATTACGCATTGTTGCCGCAGCCTCTGGAGAGGACACGCTGAACTTTGCAGAAACCTTGTACGCAGCACCCATACGCTCTGAACCACCAGGTGAAGAAACGTTAGAACGATTCTTCTTTGTACCCATTCCAGTTGGGTCTCCTGCTTGTGTGTTCTTCTTTGGAACTAGTGTTCCCTTAACAGCACCAACAGCAAGTCTTGCACTTGATGCAGTGATGTGTTGTTCAATTACGCTTGGAACATCTACTGATGTCTTTTTTCCTGAACCAGTAATGTGGTTTGATGCTGCTCCTGCACGACGACGCATAGCATGACCCATATCTCTATAGTCTGACATATTAACTCCTTATTGCCCTTGGTCTAAGAATAAACTTTTTTTAACTTGCTTGAATGCTAAAGACGATGGCAGAAATCTCTCCATCACGGCTTTCAATGGTGGTAAACCCTGGTTTGCAGGTGAGGTCGAGTCCACGAGGGGCTACGTAACCACGGGCAATGGCTAGGGCTTTTACTGCTTGGTTTACTGCTCCTGCTCCAACTGCACGGAGTTTTACCTGTCCGCCAGAATAAAGAGCATGTGCGATTGCTGACGCAACACTTTGTGGGTTGCTGCCAGCACTTACTCGTAGGAACTCTTCTTCTGAAGAGGTCTTGTTGATTTCAGTCACGATTTATTATCCCTTTGTTATGAGTTGTAGTGCCCACCTGACCATAAAGGTAGGGACAAAACCCAGATAAATCAGCCTAAACGCTTTTCATCTCTATATTTTGGGTCAGACATTTGTTTAATTACAGCCTTTTCAACAGCATCTATCCCAAGTCCTGAGACTAGACGGGCTAAAGCATAGGAATCGGCAGCATTGTCATCGCTAAACTCAACGCCCCATCGCTTATACATTTGCATCAACATTTCTTGTTTTTTAGCGTTTCCTTTACCCGCAGCAAACTTCTTTAAGGTCATTGGGGATACTTGCAATGGGAATATCTTGTCTCGTTCATATAACTCTAGTTTAACTATGGCTGCTAACTCACCTAGTTTTAATGCAGCAGGAGACTGTAAGACGCTTCCTTCTATAGCAACATCAAGTATCTCAGCGTTTAACTCTTGGACATAATCGAGAGTATCGCCTATCCACTCTTTTATATCAACAAGGCGTTCAATGCCAAAATAAGGAGACTTGTAAACCCAAGTCTGATATTGCTTTGGGTCTATAGAAGAAAGAGCGGTTAACCCAAACCCTGTTAGAGATTGGTCAATACCTATGTACACACTGTCTTTTCGGGTAAGACCGTTATCAAAGACCTTTGTGCTCATGTATTCGTTTTACTAAAAAGTGTAACGCTTCTACAGAAGCATCGTTGTGAAGAACATGGTCAAACTCAAATCTATCTAAGTCTGTTTCAGATATGTGAGTGTTTACAGCAGTAATTCCTGGACGAACTACTCTCCAAACTTGTCCGCCTTCGCTGTGAATCATGTTTGCTTCATTATGAAATCTCACATCAGCAATAACATAGTTTCCATCTCTATCAGTCATTTCATGGAAGGCTGCTGCAATCCATACTCGTTCATCGATAACACGACGAGCACTAAATCCCAATGATTGCAAAAGGTTTCTAACTTCTGGGTTTTGTTTCGTTACATCCCAACCATACTCATCAACCATATCAACTAATCTATTGCTTCCAATTTGAGGATTCATAGAATAAAGAATGTTTCTGATTGGGTCAGCAAACGCTATCCTCTTAAAGTCGTACTCTTTAACTAAGTACTCAGCAACGGTGTCTTTACCAGACTGAGCATACCCAGACAAACCAATAATCATGAAGAGAACTTATCCTTTCGCATTGCACGGAAGTCTGATGAGCGTCTAGTGATTTCACGAGAAACCAACGCACTATCACGCTCTAAGTTATAAAACATAACCTCAATCATTTTGCGATACGCATAGACTTCTTCAACTTTGTCGGCTAACCCTAAAATCTTTGGGTCTATTGCTACCTCTGCTTTAATAGCAGTAATTCGTTCTCCAGTTGTTTTCTGCCCCATGCGAGTAACCATAATACGGGCAGAGGCTGAATCTAATGCTTTTTCTGCTGCACGTTCATCGATTTGTGCTGCAGATAACTGAGTTGCAATGTAGTTAGACCAAGCAGTTAAACTACTAAACAGATGGCTTAATTCTTCACCGTCAAGTTCTGTCAGTTCTCGTGGCATAGTAGGAAACTCTGATTGTTTTGCTGCGTGAAAAAACCCTTGCTGTGTCAAAACATCTACCGCTTTCTGTGAGGCTTCTCCAAACTTAAGCATTGTTCTCTCCAAACTGGTTGCATTGTTTACATCCTAGTGCACCATTGTTGCTGCACTCAATAGGAGTATCGGATTTAAAAGCGTCTACTACAAGTTGTGCTTTTTCAAATATAGGCTCTACAAATTCGTAATCTGCTTTTATAGTAAATTCACGATAATCTTGGTCAGCCTTGAGTTCGTAAAGAAACACAATTTCCTTAGGTGCATCATCACCAAAGATTCTTTTGGCTAACTCTAGATACATTTGCCCCTGCAAGATGTGGGTTCTGAAAGGACGACGAATACTTCTCCACGCTTTTGTTAAATCGCCATCTGCTTTAGCCAGTAGTTCTGGTGCTTCAAAACGTAAGGTTCCAGCCCCAATAGACTTAATTTCAATTAGACAGTCTTCGCCAATCCCTTTAATCCAACCATCAGCATGTCCTGCAATCATAAGTTCTTCGTAAACTAAAGGTACTTCTTTATAGACTTTACCTGGAACACCAGCAAGGTCTTTGGATGTTGCCCAACTTTTATTGTTGGGTGTTCCTAAATCCCAATACCCATACAGCACACCCATTTCACTAAACCAGTTTTGCCATTTAGCGTGAATGCTGTGGCCTTCATCAAAAATAGACTGCAATCGAAGGTTGGGTTTATCTTTCTTTATCTCTGCACCCTTTAGTGCAAAGTAAGAGGCTCTTAGACACCAATCAGATTTAACCATCTCAGAAGGGTGCAACACAGTTGTTGACCTTTTTTCTGGTGGTCGGGACATCAAGTGTCGCTCAATGTCACCAATCAACCTAGGGTTGCTTTTCTTAGCGTCTAAGAACTTCTTTAAGTCGGTCATTCCGTATCCAATCCCATAATGAACTCTTTTAGAGTCATTTTCTTTTTGTAAGACTTTTTCCATTTACGTATTTGAGCATTTCTTTCACGATGTGAAAGACCTCCCCAAATACCGTGGGGTTCATCTCTTTCTACAGCATCCCACAGACATTGTTGTCTTACTGGACACGGTGATTTGCCGTTTTCACCAAAACAGAAGGACTTAGCCCTATCTGCAATAACTGAGTATAAGTCTTTATCACGAGGTGGGTAAAAGGTGTCAGTGTCC